TTCGGGTTCGTCGTCACCAACGATTTCGATTTCCTGCTCGACTTCCGTTTCGCCAATGCCAATGTCGAACTCGCGTTCTTCGCCGCCATCTTCGATTTCTTCCGGTTCAAGACTCACTTGAATGTCTCCTTCATGCGTTGCAGAAACGCGACGTTGCGAGCATTGAGCGCCATCATCGCCGCAGCAAACGGAATGGACGCCTTAATCGCCGACCGCTTGAAAGCGTCCGTGAACGGCGTAATCACAACTTGTTCGCCGCGTTGATGCTGTCAACGTCCGATGGGTCGGAAATCACGGCAAGGATGCGGTCGTCAGGCAGAAGCGCCATGCCGACGCCGCGATAGGCAAGCGCGATGGCCTCGTAACGCGGGAACATGACCCAATCGCCGACCTTGCACCACGGGCCGGTCGCGGCGAACTTGTCGCCCTTATAGGCGTCAGGGCCGACAGCGCACACGAGGGCAACGCCGCTGGTGTATTTGCGCTCATCGCGGAAAGTCTCCGGCATGAACAGTTTCGCGCCGCTTTCCGTCACGATATGGTCTTCGGGAACCCAAATCTTGACCGCGATGTAATAACCCGCAGGCGTCAGGTCGAGCGGCTTGCCCGTCAGGTCGATAAACTGAGAATCGACCACCGCGCGGGCTTCGGTTTCTTCGTGCGGCTCGATTTTGCTGAGGGTGTTGGCGTAAATCGTCGTTTCCGGCAGCGCGCCCACAGCGGGAAGCGTGAAAAGTTGTGCCCGCTGGCGGTCAGCGTCCGTCATGCCCTTTGGATTGCGAAAATCAGGCAGAGAAAACTCCGCAGACTTCATAGCCCCAGTCGGCCCCGGCGTCATATACACCGTCGATTCGCCGCCCTCGTCAATAATCGGCAACTTAAACTCACTCACTCTCATTCTCCTTTTCAAACATTCTCTTGTAGGTTTCTCGAACCAGTTCCGTCGCTTCCTGCAATGCTCGAACCCGCGTCGCCGTTTCTACTGCCGTAAGGGCAATTTCCTCGCAAGTCGAGGCCGGTATAAACGTGGTTCCGCTGCTATGCGCTTTGCGAACGATAAGTCTGGTCTGATTTTCCTTGGCTGTTTCTATTTCTTTCGAGAACGCACTATGCAGTTGCTCGTAAAACTTGTCAAGGTGGTAATTCACATGGGCCTACCCTTCAGTTTCGCCATCGAAAAGCCACCCTTCTTGATACGCGGCCCCTTAGCCACACGAACGGCTCCGGTTTTCTTCGGACGTGGCGCGCGTATCTTCAGGCTCACGTTACTTGCAGCCCTTTTTCTTGCCGCCCTTGGCAGGCTTCATCGGATACGGCTTCATGCCTTTCGGCATCTTCATGTCCTTCATCGCGCGTCTCCCTTACCCATGGCGGCAATAGCCAATCGTGCCGCGCGGTCTGCGTCAGCGTTGGCATTATCGGCGATAATTTCCGCCCTGTCAACGCCAGCGTTAATCTCAGCGACGGCAACCTTCGTCTGCGCGTCAATCTGAGCCTTTTCGCGCGCCGCCTCGACCTTCATCTGTTCAGTCTGAACCAGCGGGTCAGGCTGCGGCTGCGCTTTATACTCCGGCGCAAGCTGCTGCATGGCCTGAGCGACCATGAACGCCAACTGATTCTCGACTTCTGGCGGCAATGGCTGACCCATCGGCGGCAACGGCTGACCAATCAACTGCTGCACCTGCATACGCACCTTGAACGCCAAGTGTTCGTTGATGTGCGCCTGCAACGCGGGGCTGTTTTCGGCCAGCGGCGCGTGTGCTGCCATGTGCGCGTCGTGGTCTTGGTATTCGCCCGCCACAATCGGCTTGCCGACGATTGACAGCATATTCTCCGACAGCGGGTCGAGCGGTCGCGGCTGCTCCTGCTGCGGCGGGGGCGGCAGAATCGCTGCAATCCGCTCCTCGTCGTAGCCCATTTCTGCATAAAACGCCGCCAGCAGCGCCCTCATGTCGTGCTGCTGCGGAAACTGCTGCCCCATGCGAACCAAGCCTTCAGCGCGCACTTTCCGCTCGACAGACGACAGAATCGACGGGTCACTGACCGGAATCACGTCGATATTATCGGCAAAATCGGCCTTCATCAGCGTCTGCTGGCTGCCGCGCACCTTGAACGGATACGGTTCGTCGCCAAGGTTCTCGCCAAACAGGTCGGCAAGCGCCTTCAGTTCCTTTCCAAGCGCCCGATGCGCCCGTTTCAGCGTTCCCGACTTAATCAGGTTCGCCTGCTCCATCAGCGCGACCGTCGTGCCCACCGGCGCGTCCTGACGGCCCTCTCCGACTGCGATTTCAGTCGTGTTCGCAAGCCCGCGAGCGCCCTCACGGACGCCATCCACGAGCGCCATGAGCGTCGTATCCGCCCCGCCATAAGGAAGCGGCATGAACACGTTCTGAAGCGGCTGTCCGCCCGTGTCAATTTCCTTGAACTCGCCCGGAGCCATCGAGAAATTGTTGTCCTCGAACCGAATCCCCTTCGCGCGCACGCCGCCCGGAAAGTTCTTCAGCGTCGCGGCGTCAATCAGGTTCCGCTTACCCATCGTCGCGGCCATTGCGCTGTTTCCAAGGACGTGCGCGTAGCCCATCCCGTAGAAACCGAACCCCGGCATGAACCGATAGTGAATCAGGCCGTATTTCCGACCGTAGGATTCGTCGCCTTCGCGCCAATTCCGACGAATCGCCAGAACCTGCCGCGTAGATTTCTCGATACTGACGATATACGGCAGCGGCAAGTCATCTGGATGCTCGAATCCTGCAAGATTCAGGTCAGCATAGACCTCGCAAACCTCGTATTCATCCTGCACGTCAGCCTGATTCGTGACGCCCTGCGACTCGTCGGCGGCCTCCTTGATGAAACTCTGCTCGTCAGGCTGTTCCGGCTCGTCCAATTCCAGCGTTCGATATGCGCCGTTAATCATCGCGCCCTTAATCTGGCGGCGAGTCATCGTTTCAATGCAGGTATAGCGCGAGCAAGTCTCCAAATCGACCGCGCCGTAAGGCACAATCACCTGATACGGAGTCTTGAAGCGCGCAACGGGGCGACGCAGCACGGGGTCTTGATACGGCTTCGTGAACGTGCTTCCCATGAGCGGAAGCCACATGAACATCTGGTCTTTTTCTTCGTAGTATTCGGGGGCCAACTGCGTCAAATAGAGGTTCATCCACGCCTTCACGCGCGACGCCTGCTCCTCTAGTGGCACGGTTGACACGCCGATGACCTGCGCCTTCACGGGGCCGGAGGCTGGCATCAGTTCCGCCATCGCCGTCGAGTTCCAGCGGATAACCGCTTCGGCCATCAGCGGGTCATATACGCCGCACGCGCCCTCGAACGGCGTCGTCCGCGTCTCGATGGTCAGGCCCATCAGTTTGATGCCCGTAGCGAGCATGGTTTCCCATTCCTCGCGCGACGACTTATCCTGCTCGACGCCTTCAAGCAGCGTTGACGCGAGGTCGTTCAGGTCGTCTTCGTCAATGTGGTCGGCAAGGTTCGCGCCATGAACGGACGCTTCAACCGGAGGCAGGACGCGCGACGGCTCAAGGTCAATCTCGACGCCGCCATCTTCCGTTTCCGTCAACGACATTCCATCGACCATGAACGATTCCATCGGCGGAACCTCCACGTCCATCATTTCGTCTTCGGGGATTTCGGGTTCCATGCGGGATTGCCTTACGGGGAATTACGGGCCACGGCGCACTGTAGCATGATTTCGCGGGAAAGGCTAGTAGTGAGACGCCATGTATGGGACTAAAGCCATTCCGACCGCAGGAGGGCTAATTATCAAGACAACTGCAATTTTTTCATACCACTTTTCAGAAACAGACCACGTAGAAAAAAGCGCGAGAGCGGCGATGCCCCACCAAAATACGTAAAACACTGCCCAAATCACATTCTCCACGCGGATTCTCCTTACAGTTTCAGCGCAGCAACAGGCCCGCGCGTGGCGCAGTCGTATTCGCAGGCAATCTTAACAGCCTCCTCAGCCGAAGCGCCAGCCGCCATCGCGCCGTAGGCAATTCCAGCACCGGAGCCGATGGCCGCAAACGGTGCTTCGATTTTCAGGAAGCCGACCTTCGTGACGCAGAAGATTCCCGCGCTGGAAACGAGCATCAGTTCGGAATCGTGCAGCAACAAAAAATCGAAATCAGGGAATCCCTCGCCATCGACGGCGATTTTCAGTCGGCCAAGAACCATCGCCTGACCCGTAACGCCTGCGACTGCGCCGTCAACTTGTAACCATTTCTTACAACTTCCCTCATAGCGACCGTCGCACGTCACGGCGCTGTCAACGGCGAGGATTCCGTCTTTATAGGCGATGGTGGTCATTCTCTGCTCCTACCAATAAAAATTACGAACCGGCGCTTCTTCTTCGTCGTGCGCGCTAACTGGGTCACTACCATGATACACCCAACCGCTGTCTAGCACTCTATGGAACGCTTGCGTCATCGTGTCAACCCAATCCCGCGAATCGCTTGCCGGAAACTGCCCGCATTGGTCAACGAACTCCTGCGCCCATGGTCGCATATCGTCATACAGCGGGGGCTGACCAGGAACCCATACGAGGCCGTTCTCGATGAGTGGCGTAATCAGTCGCACGCGCGTTACCTTGTCGCCCTTCTTGTCAGGGTTGAACGGTGTCGCCATCACGCCGCCGCGTCGCAGGTCGCGGATTAACTGGTCGCCGGTTGCCTTCGCTTCCACCAGAATCATGTCCGGCTTCAGCGGTTCAGCCATGCGCGGCATATTCTCTTTCACGTCGAGATAGTCCGCCGCCGTCCGCTGCGCCATCTTCCGAATCTCGTGGTATTCCTTGCGACCGCGCCACGCTGACAGCAGAATGATATTCGGCGTGCCGCTGTCGTCGCGGAACACGCCCCATGTCGTCATTGCGCTGAACGCCGACGTTTTCCCTGCCGTCAGCGCGGTATCCCACGACTGTAGGGTGAACTCCATCTTCGGCGGAATCGGTTGCCGCCAGACTTTGAACCAGCGTTTGTCGATAATTCCGCCTTCGTCAACGATTGGCGTCTGCTGATAGAGCGAGGCCCACATTCGGGCGGTGGTGCCACTAGACCGCCGAATACCCTCAAGGAACTCGATGGGATACAGTTCAGGCCAAAGCGCCTCACCAACTTCGCGGCCAAGTTGGTCATCTTCTTCGGCGATGGCGGGCAGCAAGACACGCTCCCACTTGTCTCCGGTGCCCTCATGTTCGTCTTGGTCGAGTTTACCGAAGTGGTCGCCAAGGTGCCAGCGCGTCCCGATGAGGATAATCGGAGTTTCGCTCGAACTCAGTCGCGTGCGGAACGCGGTGTTATACCAACTCCACACCTTTTTGCGGTAGGCGTCGCTTTCTGCCGCCTCAAAATCAGGGAAGAAGTCGTCCCCAATAAGCAAGTCGCCGCGCCGCCCTGTGACCATGCCGCCGACGCCGCGCGCCACGTAGCCGCCGCCCTCCAGCGTGTTCCATTCATCGGCTGCCGACTTGTCGGCACTGACGGCGGATTCTGGAAATACGCGCTGATGTTCGTCGGACTTGATGATGTTTCGAATCTTTAAGCCGAACGACGACGCCAAGTCCTGCGTTGCCGACGCCGCGATGACCTTTCGTTTCGGCCACTTCGACAGAAACCACGCCGGAAAGTGCTGCGACGTTACGTGCGATTTCGCGTGCGAAGGCGGCATAGAAATCATCATGCGCTTCGTGCGGCCCTCCGCCACATTCTGAAGCCGCTCGCAGATAAACCGGATATGACGCGGCAACGGCCTGCCATCCACATATTCCAGATAATCCGCAAAGTTCTCGCGCGCACGCTTCCGCCGCTGGATTTCCCGCAGGATTTCAGCGGCCCTCTCGCGCGGTGAGACGGACTCAGCCGTCGTCGCTGCCGTCATCAATCACCGTATAATCCGCCTCAGTCAGCGTAACCACGCCTTCTTCGGTCAGCCGCTTCAGTTCCTGCTCAAGCGACTCCATCGACATATCGGTCACGCGGGCGTTGAACGTTACGCTGACGTGCTTCTCCATCAACCCAAGCAATTCCGCCTGCTTCGCCTTCGCGGTCACGGCGGGAGAAAACTCCTCCGCGTTCAGAGCCTGCTCGTATATCTGCTGGAAATCTTCCGCAATCGACGCCCGCGTGTATTCCTTCGGGACGGCCCGCCGCTCGCTCATCTCCTGCTCGGCAATCTCGACCAGCGCCCGCACGTCAGGACGCGCCAACAGCCTCTGCGCCCATACCGCCAGACGATACTGCGGGTTCTGCACGCCCGCCTTCTGAATCGCCGTCGTCACGCTGCCAGTCTCGACGTAAATCCGCGCAAAATCTTCCAGACGTTCAGGGTCTTCGTGTGGCAGAGTCAGCAGGTCGCTCACGGCTATTTCCCGCCGTATTTACGAACGGTCGCTCCGGCTTCATTCATTACATACGCGCAATCCCCTCGATTCAGCGCATACTCGTTTCCGCCGACGATAAGCTGACCGCCGCCGTTATACGGGTTCCAGCGCAGGTCGTCGCTCGCGTCGAGGATTTCGTGGCCGTCAGCGAACTGCATAAGAACTGAGAACATAATTTAATCCTTCTTCGGCGCTGGCCGCGCGTCATTATACAGCAACTCAAACGCGCTCGACATAGCCTCAATCCGGTCAGCCGCCGCGCCCGCCACGCTACGAACCTCATTCGACAGGCGGCTATCCTCGATATGTCGCAGCGCGTTAATTAACTGCTCGTCAGAACCTGAAAACATACCTGCATCCTTAAATCTACTGCTCATACACCATAGCGCGCGAATACGGCGGCGTCAATCCTGCGGGGACGGACGCCCGCGCGAACGCCCGCCCCCTTTCCGGTTTTTCAGGCTCCGGCAAGCCCGACCCCGATAGTGTGCATCGCTGAGAGGCAGTCGAGGGCTGTGCGGTTATTATTCACGGATTTTTTGCAGAGTCAATATAAAATGGCACCGACGCTCGGAATCGAACCGAGATTAACGGTTTTGGAGACCGTCAAGGCACGCCTGTCCGCGCCGATATAATTTGGTCTGCGTGGTTGGATTTGAACCAACGGCCTCTCGCTTCCAAGGCGAGCACTCTAACCGGGCTGAGCTACACACAGCAAAGCGACGGCGAGTGAATTACACTACCGTCGCCAGAGAGGCGGTCGAGGTCGAGGCTGGGAACAATTCATACTCTGTCTTTATATGATATATACCCCCGTGTCAATAATTTTATGGGGCACCCCCTCTCGAAAAACAGCCCCTAGGGGGTCAAAATAAAACGGCTGAACATCATTAACGGATATTAACTGAGAGGTTTCGTGGAGTTTGAGGGCGTGACAGCGAATCGTGCAATGCTTTTCGAAGACGCGCCCGCGCAGGCGTTGTGGGTGGGTAGCCCCCTGCCGCCCCGATGCACCCCGCCATGATATGTTATATCATAACCCATGCCTGGCTCTCGATGGCGTATGGCAAAAGGGGTTGACGCATTGGCGCTATATGGTATCAGACAGAACGGATTCGGAATTGGCCGATTCGGATTAGGAGTAGCTGAAATGACTCGCCACGATTTTCACGACGGGACATTTGTTGTTCACGGCATGAAAGTGCCAAGCAGCAAGGCGCTGCACTTCAGTGCATACTTTGACGCTAACGGCACTATCACAGACGCGGAGGGTCGCTATCGTGAAATTGTCGGCGATCGCCGCCCTCTCTGGCGTCAAGCCACAGCGCGCCAAATGGCCTATCTTCAAAATGCACTCAAGCCCGCCAAGGTGGCAGCATGACTCGCGAATCCCTTCCAGCAGGATACGCGATAACCTATCTGCCTTCGCGCGCTATTCTCTGGACTCCAGATTGCCGCGAGATTCCGATTGACATTGAC